GAGAGTGCAGATCGAACAAGCTATGGGCATGTCTTTGCCTGGAGAAGATGCCAACAAAGAAATCTCTCCAGAAATGGCGGATCAAATCGCAGTCCGCGCTGCCCAGGCCGCTCAACAAATCACTCAACAACACCAACAACAGGCTCAGGCTCAACAAGCCCAACAGCAAATGCAAGATCCTATTGTTCAAATGCAAATGCAAGAACTTCAACTTAAGCAAGAGGATCTCAAACTTAAGCAACAAAAACAACAGATCGAAGCTGCCGCCAAAGCGGATCAGATTCGTATCGAACAAATGCGTATCGAAGCTCAAAAAGAAATTGCCGGAATGCAGGTTGCAGCTACCGCCGCAGCGGCAAAAGACAAACTACAACGTAGTCAAGAGCTAGAGGGCATGAAGCTTGGGGTAGACATTAGCAAACACAAAGCGCAAATGTTCAACCAAAGAAACCAAATGGCTAACAGACCAGAAAAGGTTAAGAAATGAGCGATATAACTTCCTACCTACTCGAAAAAATGAAAGAACTCAAAAGAGATCAAGAGATTCATTTGTCGGGCGGTGGTGCAAAAGACTTTGCCGAATATCGGCATGTCTGCGGTGTCATTCGGGGTCTGACACATGCTGAAACTTTAGTCAAAGACCTTGCAAAACGATTGGAGCATGAAGAATGAACTTTGATGTAAACGCTGTGGACTTATCCGGGATCTTAAATAAAGATTCTGAGCAAAAGGCCAAACAGTTGCCAGAACCTAAAACCTATCACATCCTCACTGTAGTCCCTGAGGCTATAGAAGAGTTTCAAGATAGCGAAATAGGACTCATCAAATCCGGGCAGACCATGCATTACGAAGAGGTGCTTACACCAGTTCTTTTTGTAGTGAAGTTAGGTCCAGATTGTTACAAGGACGAAAAAAGGTTCCCAAGCGGACCTTCTTGCAAGGAAGGTGATTTCGTCATCGTCCGCCCCAATTCAGGCACACGCTTGAAAATTCACGGCAGAGAGTTCAGGATCATCAACGATGATTCTATTGAAGCCGTTGTTGAAGACCCACGCGGTATAACCCGCGCAGCATAAGGAGCACACATGGCAGAATTTAAAGGCGAAGAGTTCAAGTTTCCTGATGAGAAAGAAGAAAATCCTCAAATGGAATTGGACATCGAAATAGAAGACGATACACCAGAGGAGGATAGAGGCAGAAAAGCAATGCCAACACCTCCAGAAGACCCGACAGACGATGAGCTTTCATCCTATGACGACAAGGTCAAGAACAGAATTAAGAAGTTCTCCAAGGGCTACCACGATGAACGCCGGGCTAAAGAAGAAGCTTTGCGTGAGCGAGAAGCCGCGGAGGAGTTCGCAAGAAAGATGTACGAAGAGAATAAAGCTTTACAACAACGTCTCCAAGACGGCAGTAAAGTCTTTATTGATACCAGTAAATCTGCCGCTCAAATTGAGCTTGAAGCCGCCAAAAAACGCCTTAAAGAAGCGTTTGAAGCAGGGGATTCAGATGCACTGGTAGAGGCTCAAGATCATGTCGCTAAAGCTAATTTAAAGCTACATAACGCGGAAAACATGAGGCCAATTGAGCAATTTAACGACACACCACCGCCCCAACGTCAGCAACAAAACGTCACACCAAGAACACAAAGATGGGTTGAAGAGAACTCAGATTGGTTTGGAAAAGACGAAGAAATGACAATGATGGCGATGGGACTTGACAAGAAGCTTGCCAAGGAGTATGGTTCAGGCTATATCGGTTCTGAAGAGTACTTTAGGACTATAGATAAAACAATGCGAAAGCGTTTCCCCGAGAAATTCGGGAGCACAGAGGATGACGACTCTTCAACGTCTGATCCGGTATATGAGGAAGAACCTCCACGCCGCGCACCAAAACCCGTTGTGGCTCCAGCGAGTCGCAGCACTCCGCCTAACCGTGTCAAGTTAAAAGCATCCCAAGCCGCTATTGCGCGAAGACTTGGTGTGCCCTTAGAACTATATGCGAAACAGGTTGCTCAACTAAATAGAGGTGAATGATATGACTGATAGCCGTAAACCCCGTGAATTAGAGACTCGTGAAGTGTTCGAAAGACCCCAGGAATGGAGACCACCAGAGACTTTACCTAGCCCCAACGAAAGACCGGGCTGGAAACACAGATGGATTCGTATCAGCATGATGGGGGCTTCGGACCCTGGAAACATTTCCTCAAAGTTGCGCGAAGGATATGAACCCTGTAAAGGTCAAGATTATCCCGAGCTTATGATGCACGCTTCCACCGAGGGACAGTTTAAAGGCTGTATTGAGGTGGGTGGATTGTTACTGACTCGTATTCCGGCTGAATTTCTGGTACAGCGTGATGCATATTACGCTAACCAAAGTAAAGCACAAATGGAATCAGTTGACAATAATTTTATGCGCCAACAAGATTCTCGGATGCCTCTTTTCTCTGAAAAGAAATCTGAAGTCCGGTTTGGCAAAGGCAGTTAACTTTTAATGGAGATTTAAATGGCTTATCCTACCGTGTCAGCCCCTTACGGGCTAAAGCCGATCAATTTGATTGGCGGACAGGTATTCTCGGGTTCTACTCGCAGTTTACCTATCCAATACGGATACGCAACAAGCATCTTTTACGGTGATCTTGTGTATCAAACCAATGGTTTTATTAACCGCACAACCTTGACATCTAACAGCTTTGCTTCAGGCAAGATTCCAGTTGGCGTGTTCTTAGGCTGCTCTTATACAAACCCTTTGACCAAGCAGAAAACATTTAGCCAATACTGGCCTAGTGGTACTCTTGCTGGTGACGCAGTTGCTATCGTTACAGATGATCCTGACACAGTCTTTAAGATTGCTGTTGTTTCTTCTGGTACAACAATCGCTTCCGCTAATCAGGAAATGGTTGGTTACAACTTGCAACTCGTTGACAACACAGGAAGCACAGCTACAGGTAACTCTGCAATTGCCGCTCTTGGTTTGACAGCTTCTCCTGCCACAACCAACACATTCCCACTTCGTGTGATTGGATTGGTTCCTGATACAGCTTATAGCTATTCAGCAGTTGGCTCTTCAAGTACTACATCTATCACTATGACAACCGGACCTAACGGTAACGTGTTAGCAGGTGCTGATGTGTCTTACTTGGCTTCTGGTGTACCTGTTCAAACTGGTTCATTTGTAACTTCAGCCATCAACGCTGGCGCTACATCTGGCACATTGAATGCTACTCCAGCCATCCCCGGAAGCATTACTGCTATTCCATCCGCATCAACCATTGCATACACAATGTACCCCGAAATTTTGGTGAAAATCAACTTCGGTCAGCACATGTACTATGCAGCTACCGCTAACGCCTAAGGAGTAAACTAAATGGCTATTTCACGCGCACAACTGCTCAAGGAGCTACTCCCAGGACTGAACGCATTGTTCGGATTAGAATATGCACGCTACGGCGAAGAGCATAAAGAAATCTACGAAACAGAGACATCTGAGCGTTCATTTGAAGAGGAAACAAAACTGTCTGGTTTCTCAGCAGCACCTGTTAAAAACGAAGGCTCCGCCATCGCTTATGACAATGCTCAAGAGGCATGGACAACTCGCTATAACCACGAAACCATTGCTCTTGGTTTCTCAATCACTGAAGAAGCGATTGAAGATAACTTGTACGACAGCTTGTCTGCTCGTTACACAAAGGGCTTGGCTCGTGCTATGGCTTACACCAAGCAAATTAAGGCCGCTTCCGTTCTAAACAACGGTTTCTCTGGCGCTTATGTGGGCGGTGACGGTGTTTCTTTGTTCTCTACTGCTCACCCCTTGGTGAACGGCGGAACAAACGCAAACACAACATCTACCCCTGCTGACTTGAACGAAACAGCGTTGGAAAACGCAGTTATTCAAATCGCAGCTTGGACAGATGAGCGCGGTCTTTTGATCGCAGCTAAACCCAAGAAGTTGATTGTTCCACCTGCACTCCAGTTCGTTGCAACTCGTTTACTCGAGACAAAACTGCGTGTTGGTACAAACAACAACGACATTAACGCTATCGAGAACAATGGTTCTGTATCCGAAGGCTACACAATCAACCACTTCTTGACAGCGCCTAATGCTTGGTTCTTGACAACTGACGTACCTAACGGTCTCAAGCACTTCGTTCGTACACCGCTACAAAATAGCATGGACGGCGATTTTGACACCGGTAACGTTCGTTACAAGGCTCGTGAGCGTTATAGCTTCGGCTGGTCAGATCCATTGGGAATCTACGGTAACTATTAATTTAGTTCCAAAAAAGTGGCCCTTCGGGGCCATTTTTTTTGTTTAAACGCTTGACAAATTGTTTAAACGGTGTATATTGCAGTTATCTGGGAATTCAACCTTGTTGCCACTGGCCCAGCAGACGATGCAACGATTAACAAGGTATCTTTTGCATAAGGAAACTTATAATGGCACGCAGTACATTTGAAGGCCCAATCCTATCGGGCGATAACCGTTTTGGTCCCCAACGTGATGTTGGACCCGTATTACTATCCCAATCTTGCTTGTTAGACTTCTCTAACAGCACCCCAGGTACAGCCGGTTATGGTGGCGCTTCAGGTGTATTTGTTACATCTAACACATTGCCTAACTCAATTGCTACGATTTACGCTCCACAAGCGGGTGTATTTAGCAATACAGGCCCAACAGCAGGAACATCTCCTACTGCTGATGCATCTGGTACAAACTATCGTGGCGCAGTATTTTTACTGCCCTACCAGTCTTACATTCAGAATATTTTTATTGATAACATTGTTCAGCCTACCGATGGAACAAATGCTGTTACGGCTATTCAACCATACATTGCTAACAATTTCGTAACAACCGGTGGAACATACGCTACTGTTGCATCAATTACAGGTTCAAGCATTGGTCGTTCAACAGCAACATTCACTGCTGCTCAGTACGGAAATGCTCAATCTACGCT